TACCACCCTTTTCTGCGCTTTTCCCGGTTTTGGAGACGGACACGCCCAAGTCAGTTGGGCGCTCAGTTGGGAGAATCTGTTCTCCTTTCGAGTTTCCGAATGGCGGATTCCCCCAGCGCGCTATCGCGATTCAGGTAGTTGCTATCGAGGATCGCGCCAACGTCGCGGAGCGAATGGCCCGTGATCGTTGCTATCTCGGGGACCGTGCATCCTGCCAGCGCCAGCCGCGTAACTGCCGTGCCGCGCAAGTCGTGGAATGTGAGGTCGGTGACGCCCGCTTTCTGACAACCCTTGCGCCACGATGCCCGGAAGCCGGACTCTGTCCATGCCGTGCCACGTTCGGTTGCGAGGATCGTGAGGGGGCGGGGCTTCTTGTCCGTCCGTTTCGCCAGCTTGCGCTTCGCTTCGTCCAGTGCGGCCTTAAGCGGAGCGCCGACAGGAACATGGACGGGCACCTTCGTTTTCCGTTGCCTCAACCGGATATGGTTTTCGTCATAGGCGGCCCATGTCAGCCTCAGCAGATCGCCTTGCCGCTGCCCCGTCCATAGCGCCAGTTTGAGCGCGAGGTGGAGGTGAGGCGGAGCCTTCGCGTAGAACGCGGCCTCGTCGGCGTCGGTCCAGACGCTATCGGAGCGCGTGGCGCGGTAGAGGCGGCCCGGTCGCTCACATGGATTCAGCGGGACAAGGCCGCGATTATTGGCCCATGACAGGGAGCGCGCGAGAACGGCGAAAGCGTAGTCGGCTTGCCGCCGCGACTTGACCGCCAGACGCTCCCGCCATGCAAGGAACTCGCCTCTGGTCCGGCGGTCCTCCAGCCCGGCAATCGGGAAATCGCCGAACTCGGCTTCGATGGTTTTGAGGAGCTTCCGGTAGTCCTTCCGAGTCCGTTCCGCCAGATCGGAAAAATCAGTCGATGCCTCGAATTTATCGAGGACGAAGCGGAGCGTGCCGACCGGAGCAACCCTACGGCGTGCGACGGCGGCGTTGTAGCTGGCATGAAATTCCGGTGAGCCCGGCGTTCCGACCAGCCGGGGGCCGCCTTTCCAAGCATAGAAATAGGTGACGACGGTGCCGTCCGCCAATTTCTTGCTGATGCGGTTGATGCCTTTAAGACGAACTCGCACGATTTTCCTTCCACTCATCAAAGGGTGACAGGGGGACTTGGTAGCAATCGGAATGGATAAGTCGGATCGTGCCGTCCGGGGCAATCTCAGTCCGCGCCACGTCAAGCCCGGCCGCACGAGCGGCTTTCACTGCTCGCACCATATCGGCCTGCTTGAACGTGGCGGGAGTGCGGGCCATCGCTGACTCAAAACGACCCGTTAAGCCGGACAGCGACGTGCGGGCTGGGATTTGCGGCGGCTTCCGTCGCCACCCCCAGCTTCGTGTTGGCGCTGGCGGTTTTGTTGACCAGCTTCGCCGCTGAATCCCAATAGACGGTATCGCCCGCCATAATGGCGAGCGCCGACACTTTCGGAAGCCGGAATACGCCGACCGTATCCAGATCGACGGGCCCGCCATCGTCCGCGTCGTCATTGGCGACGCCGATGATCGACCCGACGATTACCACGTCTCCGGACATGATTTCCGCCGGAGCCGTGAGGGTGAGCGTGTCGCCACGCTGGACATAGTTCCTCATTTCAGAGTCCTTTCGAGGTTCGGAAAATGATGGTGGAGGGTGGCCGCCCGCCAGTGAGCGAAAGAATCTCCCGTTCCACGGCGGCAAGCGCCGCCGCCATTTCCCGGCCGGATGAGTAGTCCACCTGTTCGCCGTTCTGGTCCCGGAAGGACCGGACGCCGCTCATGCGGGCCTCAAACAGGCTTTCGCGCCATTTCTGGAGGTCGGCCAAGGTTGCCATTACAGCGTGTCCTCGCCCGGATTGTGGTAGGCACCGCGCCAATCGACCGCGCCGCAACCGAAGTCGAGAACGACCCGGAACTCACGGCCCAAAACCTCCCAGCCGTCGCGGCTGGCAAGCTGAGGCCCCGGAGCGGACGACAGGTAGGCATATTCGAGGACCGGCAACACCGCCGGGTCCGCGAACACATACCAGTCATCTCCGGCCAGACGCGGCTCCACGGCGAGGGTGAGCTTGCCCGAAAACGGGTTCGCCTCTCCGACCGTGGCGGCGGCAAGGTCCGCCAATAGCTGTTCGCCAACCGTCTCCAGTTCCGGCGACACCAGCAGGAACTTGGGAACGGCGCTGATCGGCGACACGCCGTCCAGCCCGGTTTGCCGCCGGAGCGCGAGACGGGCAGCGGACAGCGTGTCCACGTCGGGGGCCGCGCCAGTGGCGGCAAGGTTGCCGTGATCGGTATGGAACAGACGCTTGCCGTCGCCCATGATCGGCCCCAGTCCACCCGCTGCGGTGAGCAGCCCGAGAAGCTGGTCCGCTTCGGTTTCGGCGGCTGCCGTCCCCATCGTGCCCGCCCAGCGCGCGAACGCCCCAAGGTCGTCATTCACGATAGCCTTGCGCGACAGATTGAAGATTCCGCCAAAGGTTTCGAGGGAATAGCCTTCCGTCGCTTCGCCCGTGCTGAGCGCCTTGATTTCCCCGGCCTCAGTGACCTTCTGGAGCTTCCCGAACTCGCCCAGCTTGATGAGCGACATGGGCCGAAAATCATCGGCGGTGCGCCGGCGGGCCAGTCGTTTGAGCGGAGACTCGGCCGCCTGATAGGCGGGCATGAGAATCCGATTGCCGGTGGACGTCAGCAAGTTCGGAAAATCGCTGGTCGTGTGCATCGCACGGGTCAGCAGCTCCTCCCTGCCCAGCATGGCAACGCCGGTCTGTCCGGCGCGCTGGAGTGACAGACGCGCCATGTCGGAGAGGCTGAGCGACATATAGGCCCGCGCCGCTTCGCTCGGCTGAGCGCCGTTCGCACGGCAAGCGAGCGCCTCTGCCATGCGCGACTGAATCGCGGCAGGATCGTCGCCGGACGGCCCGACGCGAATAGTTGGGACGTTGAGGTTGCGGCGCCGCAATTCCTCGAACGCGGCGGCGCGGGCTTCATCTACCGTCGCCTCACGATTGATCAGGCCATCCGCGAACTCCGTCGTCAGGCCCGTCAGAGTCGCGATGCTGCGAATCTGGGTATTGGTTTCCGCCCGCGTGGCGGTGCCCGGCTGATCGGTCGTGCCCGCCGGGGCCTCAATCGTTTCTTCTTCCACAGTGATGCTCCTTACGGTGGCGTTTGCGTCGGCGGGGACAGCGACAAGGGAAGCCTCGGCAGGCTCAAAGTCGAGAATAGTTCGGATCGTTCGACCCGACTGCGGGTCGGGGGCGTCGCGGAACTTGTGGGGGCGATAGCCGATGCTCACGCCCGACACGTCGCCAGCCGCGACAGCGGCGCGCGCGTCTTCGTTTCGAATGTGCAGCGTTGCGTGGAGCTTGCCGCCTTCCATGCGGAAATCCGTCGCATGACCTAAGATGCTGCGGATGCTGTCCTGCTTGTGCGCGTCCAGCAGCGGAATGCGCGATGCCAGCCGGACGGATTCCGGCGTAATCGTGAGACGTTCAAGGCGGCCCGGCATGGGCACCAGTGCATCGGTCGCGATGATCGCCTGAACCGTTCCCGCGTCCGGGTTGAACGTCTGAGGGGCAAAGCGGATAACTGGCGCGCGCCGCATTTCTAATTCAACAGGCATGGCGATAAGCCTCCCTCGTTTGCTCGTCCGACAAAGGGAGACCCGCGTCAGTTGTGCGCGCGTTGTCGAGAATGATGGACTCCAGCAGCGGGGCAAGCGCGCCGCGAAAGACGCCCACGAAAACCCGCTGTTCGGTATCGAGCCGCTCAATGCTGACGTGATATTCAGGCATCGGCATTGGCGGCCTCCCGCTGTTCGCCGAAGGACAGGCCGAGTTCGCGTTCGCGTTCCCGGTCGGAAATGATTTCCGAATCCAGTTCTTCCACGCTGTAACCCTGAGCCGCGACGGCCCGGCGGCGGGAAGTGAGGCCCGACGCAATCATGGTGGCGGTCGCTTCCGCGTCCTTCGCCGGGTCGATCCATTCCTGCGCGGGCGGAATCCATTCACAGGCGAGATAGTCGGCGGCGCTGGCCTCGAAATCGGCGGCCTCCAGATCGCGCGCCAGCACGGCGGTTGTGACAAAGCGTTGCCAGATCGGGCGGAGAATCTGGGGCACGATGGCGTGAAACTGAATCGCCTCCACGCGCCGCCGGAACTCCAGCAGCCCGGCCCGAAGCGACGAATAGTTCGCGCCCGTCAGATCGCCCGTCAGCAGATACTCCGGGACACCGAGCCCGGCGGCGATGCCGCGAAGCTGGAGCTTGGCAAAATCCACCGTTTGCTCGGCATGTTGCGGCGTCGAAAAGCGAATGTCGAAACCGGCGGGTAGGACTTTGAGGGTGCCCGGCTCCAGCCCGGTTTCCATGATGGAATTGATTTCCACGCCCTCGAACGGAAAGCCGGTTGCGCTTCCATTCTGGTCGATCAGAAAGCCCGCATACATGGCCGCAATCTTTGCGCCGACCAGCAGCGCGTCATCCAACTGATCCAGTTCGCCCGCCCGGATCAGCACGGGCGCAAGAAACGACACGCCGCGAACCTGCCCCGGCCCCAGTGGGCGGAATAGGTGAAGCACGTCGGCGGCGGGCACCCGGACAGGCGGCGCGTATCCCTCGAAAATGGCGGTCGGATCGACGGGCCGGATCCAATAGGCGACGCGACGACCGAATGAGTCGAACTCTACGCCCGCGACGATCCGCCCGCCGGTCGTCAATTCGGAGGTTTGCGTGATGTCCACCTGTTCGGGAGCGATCAGCCGGAGCCTCAGCCCTTCATCGGTAAGGACAAGCTGAATGAACGCCTCACCGCTCACGATCATAGACCGGGCAGCGGCGGCGATCAGGCCATGGAAATCGGTGAGGCCGTCCAGATCGCAGACGATGGCCCAGCGGTGGAATATGGATTGAAGCGCGCGACGGGTGTGCCGGTTCGGATGCTGGGGGGTTGGGGTAATACCAGCGCCGACAAGCGCCGTAACCCATGCCGCCACGCCGCTCGCCAGCCATGCGTTGTTCTCAGCCGCATGACGCGCACGGCGGGCGATGATTGCGCTTCCCGCTAGCGTCTCGGGGCCGTAACTCCCGAATGTGCCGTTGCTCCGCTGCCCCGACGCCGCGTCGAAGCGGCGCTGGAGAAGATCGCGGCGGACCGGGCGTTCCTGCTCACGCCCAAACATACGGAACAGCGAGGTCAACCGCATGTCAGTTGGCCGAGTCCTGGTCGAACAGCGGCGCGACATGCTCACTGCATGGCAGTACGATGGTCGTGTATCCCGGCATCAACGGGGGCACGGGACGCGGCTCGCGCGAGAAGATGCCGTTCGGCTCAGCGAAGGGCGAGAGGTAAAAATTGAAAAACCAATCCTCCCCCCGGCGAATGCCGTCGAGTACATAGGCGAAACCAACTTTGTGGATTTCGTCCGGCCCGCCCGAATCCTCGTGATGAATGTTGTCTAAACATCGGAATGCGTCCAGGAGCCGGTCATGAGAAAAGCCGTAAGAATTGAGGACAAGAATAAGACTGG